CGAATCTGATTGAGGGTGCGGCCACTGATTTTATGGCACTCCCGAACAAGTCGATCATCGCTATGTTGAAGCGTCTCGACTCCGTTTCTCCCAATGCTCTTTCGGAACAGTCAAAGTTTAAGCGTGCACTTGCATGCACAAAGCTTGCTGCCCGTTTGCTTGGTGATGGCGCAAACGCAAAGAACGTTGAGAAACTGGGTTCGGTCATGATGTCGATTGACGACCCGACACTCAAGGCTATTGTTCAGACTGTTGCCGCTTCCCGTGTCGCTCAGGAAGAAGAGCAGGAAGAGGAGCAGGAAGAGCAGGAGGGTAAGACCTCTCAAGAACAGGAAGAGCAGGAAGAGCAGGAGGGTAAGACCTCTCAAGAACAGGAAGAGGAAGCAGAGGAAGCAGAAGAAATCACTTCTCAACAGGAACAAGAGGCGCATGACCTCTCTCCTGAAGAGATGCAGATGCTTCAATCCATGCTTGGTGATCAATGTGCGCCCGGTGCAGCAGCAGCACCAGCAGCACCAGCAGCACCAGGTGCAGCAGCACCAGCCGATGACCTTTCGGCTCTTTTCTCTGCTGCTCCTGGCGGTGCTCCTGGCGCTGGCTCTGACATTTCGTTCAGTGACGACGACGATGACGAATCGGGTGTGCCGGTTCTTTCGTCTGATCTTGACGACCTTTTTGCTGACGACCCGGAAGTTCACGCACAACGTGAAATTCAGTCTTCTCAGCTTGAAGCCCGCAACCGTGAAAGTGGTTTCACCGGTCACGTCGCTTCGACGAAGAACGGAGCCAAGAAGCTTGGTTCTGTGCAGAAGGCGGCCAAGCCGAGCGTTGACCAGGTTCTTGAAAACCTTTGGGAAAGACCCTGATTCATTAGGTTTGATACCGTAAGGGTTTTACCTAATAATCAATATATATAAATATACGCATACAGGCACTATCTCGTAAATACTAAAACAAGGCGCTCTGAAAGAAAGATGAAGTTGGATAGCTTCGCAGGCAACTGAACTGAAGCTGCAACTGAAAACGGACTGGATGATACGTTAGACGTTAGATTTACGGCGGAAGGAACAGTAAATGGGAAATATCAATGGTCAGGCCTCGGGCGATTTTCGCTTGAGTACTTCTGCCCTGCGTATCCTATACTCGCTGGTTAAGGACTCGATTCCGAGCTTGGCCTCCGATGGATTTACGCAGAGCAACCCGAGTGTCGTTACGACGCCCTCGGCAAAGAGCACCACAATCCCTGTGAACGTCAAGAAGGGCGTTCTCGGTGGTTCGGTTGCTTTCACTCGCCCGGACGTCGGGCCGAACACGGCTGGCGGCGCAGCGCTTGTTTCTGCGGCGTTCGTGAAGAAGACCCGTCCCCTCGGACTCTTCATCAATGACGCCCTGGGCAACGCGTTTGAAAACACGCCTGGCGTGGCTTCAGGCAAGGGTCCGTTCCTACGCGGTGGTTCGGTGGGCGTCAAGCTTTACGAAACACAGGTCCAGACCATCGTTGGTGGCGGCGTAGTCGGAACAGCTCTCGTTTACGAGAACGGTGATCTGTTGTACGCGTCGGCAAATGGTCTTCTGACCAATCGCTGGCAGGATTCGTACGAAGCACAGTGGATCAATCTGTTTGCTTTGGGTAGTGGCGCTGCTGGCGTTGCTATCGAGCCGGACGTGACCCGCATGGGCACTATCCTTTCAACCCCAGACGCGACAAGCGCGGAGATGTTCCTTGCTCTCAGTTTCTGAGCAGGAACAGAAAGGATAAAGTCATGAGCTTTGGCGTTAAAGTTGTTGATAATTCGATCAAGGAACAGATCGTTGACAAGTATCTCGGTTCCGGCGCAGGCCGTCGTCGTCTTGCTTCATCAATGATCCAGTCGCTTCGTGAACGCAGGGACTACTCGTCCGTTGGTCGTAAGACCTTCTTGGTCGAGCAGCTGCCTGATGGCGCGATTCCGATTTATGATAAGGACCCCGATGTCGTTGCGTACGTCATCGGTGAAGAAGGCGAGTCGATCACGGCGGTTTCAAAGCCGCGTCGCGTGATTTTCCCGCTCTTCGAGATCGCGGCTCTGCCAAAGGCCCCGCTGACGCAGATTAAGGAGCGTCGTTACGACCTCCTGAAGCGTATGCAGGACCTTGGTAAGGCGCAGGTTCAGGCTGCAGAAGACGATCGCGTTTTCTCAATCATGGACGCAATCGCGGTGAACGGATTCGATTCGCTTCCGGGCGGAACGAACCCTGATATCCCGGTGGTAGCTCCCATCTCGCCTGCCGTCCTCGCGGACGCGTTTGCTGAGATTGAAGCGCACGACCTCCGAGTTGCTCGCGTCTACATGAATGCGACGGACTACGCGGACATCCGCAAGTTCGGTCGTGACGTGCTGGACATCGAGTCGCAGGCGACGCTGTGGAAGACCGGCATGATGAGCACGGGCTGGAATGCTCAGTTCATCGTTAGCCGTCTCGTCCCGAAGGGCGTTGTCTACTGCTGCTGCGAGCCCGAGCACTTCGGTCGTATTCCGGTCCGTACGGAATTGACTGTATTGTCGGCTGACAACCCCGAGGAACGTACGATTGGATTCTCGATGTTCGAAAATCTCGGTATCGGCGCGTACAACCCACGCGGCCTGGTTCGTCTCATCGTGTCGCGTTGAACTTAACTAACGTTTCGTTCCTTTTCGACCCTGGTTGCCCTTGCGGTGGCCGGGGTCGAAAAGTATTCACTGTTTGAATGTATTTTCAGACATGAAGAAACCGTGTCCTGGATGTGGACAGTCGGACCTTTCAAAATTCCGACTCATGAAGGGTAAATACTACCCTCCTAAATGCATTGAATGTGAACGTAAAGACGCTCGAGAGAATAGGAAACGTCAATATCACGACTTATCTACTCAAGCAGTTATCAAGGCACAAAACAAGGCTTACTCTTCTAAACCCGATCGAAAAGTTCTGGTTAAACAAAGAAGTCGTGAAAAATATCTTGCTAATTCAGTTCAAATTATAGCCAAATCCATTGCGTATAAGAAACGTCCGGAAAATAAAGCCCGTAGAAATAAACTTTGGCGAGACCGTTATGTCATAGAACGAGATAGTAAGCGCGCTGAATTTAAAAGAAAATATTATGCAGATCCATCATTTCGATTGCGTGGCAATATTAGATCACGCGTTTGGGAAGCGCTGAAACTGAATGGAGGTAGTAAAAACTCCTCTATTCTTAAAGCTCTCGATTACTCTCTTGAAGAACTCAAATTTCATCTTGAATCTCAGTTCACTCCAGGCATGAGTTGGGAAATCTCAAAAAGTTTTAGTGTAGATCATATTATCCCTCAATCAATGTTCCAGTTTACTTCTATTCAGGACGAAGAATTCAGACTGTGTTGGGCTTTAGACAACCTTAGGCCCTTATCTTTGTCTCAAAATTTCGGAGATGGGGATCGTCATCATTTGTTTGATGGTTGTTCTACATGGACTGAGTTAACTACGAAGATTCGTTCATGGCCTCTTGGATCGGAGCCTGAACAATTAGACTCTGTTTTACGTGAATTGGGAATGTGCATACCTTCCAATAATTCCCTCCCTCAGTTACCGATTGGTCTTGGCCTTTTGGATAACATTTTCACTAATCGGTTTAGTTCTAACGCTTCCGGGAAGCGTTCACTTTCTGACGCTTATTCCGATGATAAATTTCTCTTGAAGATTGCTGCTTATATTATCAGTTCAGGTAGACTTATATCAAAGAGCCTCTTTTACAGAAATGCGGCTTTTTTAAATAAGGCTCCGTCTCATTTCTTCCCATCCGCTGCCACAGCTCTTGTGAAGAAGTATGCTTCTGGTGGGGATGTGATTGATCCATTTCTCGGGTGGGGTGGTCGAACGCTCGGAGCTCTGTGTGGCGGGGCAATGTCAATTTGCGGTACCGACCTTCAACCGGATTCGATTGATGGATGTCGTCGTTTGGTGGATGACTACGCAAAAATCCGTATGGTGGATTCGGAGTTTCTGAATCAAGATTTCGCGACATATTTACAAAATACCGAACGTCGTTTCGATTTGTTGATGACGAGTCCACCCTTCATGGCGACTGAAGACTACGGAGTGAAAGGGCACCCCGATGTTCGTTCCTGGTCAGAACAGATCGTCCAGCCATTGGTGCGCGGTGCGTTGCGTGTCGTCAAATCCGGTGGTCACGTGGCGTTACATGGTCAGGATCGTCGAAATATGCCGGTATTAACCACCATCATGACTGCCTTCATGACTGCTGGATTTGAGAAAGTGGCCGAATATCGATATGGGAAGACCTCCGGTCAGTCGGTTGTCGTATTTCAACATTAGTCATGCTTGGGTCACTCTTTCAATTTAGCGTGTTTGAGAACGGATACTTTATGCAAAACCGTCGTCAGATTTCACGGGTTCTTGAGAAGATTTCGAACTTTGTTGGTTCTAGTCCTGACGATCTTGCCGTCACTAGGGCCTCCCGGAGACATGATCCATATGCTGTTCTCGTGTCTACTATCCTGTCTTTAAGGGCTCGAGATGAGACTACTCAAATTGTAACTCCCGCCCTTCTCTCCGAGGCCCCTAACCCGGAGACTCTTGCCAGTTTATCTCAAGAACGCATAGTTCATCTCATTCGACAGACCAGTTTTCGCAATACTAAAGCTCGTCATCTTCGCGGCATAGCCCGAGATATTATGG